CGTTTCGAATCTATCAAGCACCTTTGGTACGACTTAAAGAAATGTAATTATTAATATTGAGGAAAGGAGGAGGGATATAAAGTGGGCAATGAGTATATTAAAAGACCAATCTATTCAAATATGCTCAGAAATCTTCCATCAACTGACAGCTATTTATTTTCAGATGGAGATATTAATTTGCAACTGCGTTCCACGGCTGGGGTTACAAAAGTAAGCATATTAAATGCTTCAACAGTCGAAGTTGCTAGTATTAATTCTCTTGGAGTTGCAAGTTTTACTGGCCTTGCTGCCACAAGTGATTTTGATGTAACTGGAAGCTTTGCTGTTAATACAGATGATTTCGTTGTTTCTGCAACTTCTGATATAACAATGAAACCAACTGGTGGAGATGTGAAGATCACATTAGGGGATGCAGCCGGGGCGAGAAAATTATTCATAAAAGATTCTGCAAATAGTACAGTGGCAACTATCGATTCAGATGGTACAGCTACAGTCGTTAAGTTGACAGCGAGCAGTGACATTTCCGGCCAATCAGTTAGTGCAACGAGTAATCTTTCGGGTACTCATATTTCGGCGACATCTAATGCAGTGATCACGGGTACGGTATCGGGTAGAGGAGTATCAGCATCTAGCAATCTTTCGGGTGCTCATGTGACAGCAAGTTCTAATTTTGTAGGTAGTGGTTTTATCCAAGGCGTAGGTTTTGTTGATAGTTATTTAGCTAAGACTACGGCAACGGTTGGAACGGTTATTCCTAATAAAGGACTCACGTCGTTGGCACAAATAAACACAACTCAAGTAACGTGGACACTGGAAGATCCAACGGCAGCAGGATTCCTTAAAACCATTTTCGTGCTTAGTCAAATTGGTACTACGGCAAGAACTTTCATATTACCAGCATCGACAAAAACAGTTTTCTCTTCATCTCAAGGATCGACGGGTCGAAAAATCACGTTTGATGATCCGAGGGAAGCAGTTTCAATGGTGAGTGCATCGACGACTACATGGCTAGTTTATAATAGCCAATTCGCAGCATTTGGATCATCCTAAATATTAGATCTATGTTATGGGATCAGTCTAAAAGATATAAGGGAGGGATAAGGGCAATCCTTCGGGGGGAGATGCCCATTTATTTATGAGTGAAAACCAAGTTAAAGAACAAGTTGAAACGGTAGAAATTTCTAATGTAGCGGTTCAACCACCATGTGATGTGTCAAAATATGTGGCTGTTAAAGAAGAGATATTGGAATTCAAAAGGTATTCTGATAGTGTTATGATTTTAGGATTTGCACCGGATAGTTTAAAATATGCCCCACTTGATGCAAATAATATTGACATATGGGCTTTAAATGAGCTTTACATGGATAAACCAAAAATTGCTATACGAGCTACTGCATGGTTTCAACTTCATGGATATGAACCTCCAAAGATTAGAGATGCACAACAAGTTAGAAATCTATCATTTTTAAAATGTCCAATAATTATGTGGCGGAAGCATCCAAATATTCCGAATTCTATTGAATATCCATTAAAGGAAGTACTTGAGGAGTTTGACATATTCGGGGATGATATGGCACTTGATCAGCCGGACATTAGAAATAGAGTTTATTTCACAAACACAATTTCTTGGATGATAGCGCTTGCTATTCATATGGGATATAAGGATATTCAAGTCTATGGTGTTAATATGGCTCAAGATCAAGAATTTCAGCATCAACGTCCAAGTTGTGAATTCTTTTTGGGCTGGGCAAGAGGAAAGGGAATCAAGATATATAAACCACCAGTTTCAGATTTACTCTTGACTCCTTATTTATATGGCTATGATGATGCTACTGCATACATGCAAAAGCTAGAGGCCCGGCGGATTGAACTCATAGAGAGAGTTGAAGGGACGAGAAGACAAAGGATCTCATTCCAAGAACAATCGAATCAGCAATTACAAGCAGAGCAGAATTTACTTGGTGCGCTGCATGATGTCGAATATATTATGAGACTTGGAAATCCAGTTAAGTTAGATGAATTTTCTAAGCCAAAGGGGTGATCACCTTGAGTGATTTATATTATCTTGTATTAAGAAATGGATATAGATTCAATGATCTTATTTTGAAAGCGGGAGAAATTTATACGTCGGCTGATTTCGAAGAAGTTCACGAACAAAGAAAAGTTGCTTTAGTTCTTGGAAGAATTATTTATCGAGGATCATTAGAAGACGTTAAGGATAAGAGAGAAAAACTATTTGGGATCGTAGAAATTCCAGAAGAAGAATCAAAGGGTGAATCAAAGAAAAAGACGGCTAAGTAGCCGTCTTCCTTGTTTGGGGAGGTGTTTCACATCACATGGAGTTATCAAGGCTATCCGGCTGATAATCTCAAGGACGAGGTCAGATTTCTTGTAAGGGATACAAATTCAAGTGACCAGTTATTAAGCGATGAGGAAATATACTATTTGCTTACTATTTTCCCAAACCCTTTGGCATCGGCTGCGATGGCATGTGAGACACTTGCTAGTAAATTTGCAAGGGATGCATCCGAAAAGTCGGTCGGTGACTTAAAAATTAATCTGGTTGAAAAAGGAAAAGCATTTAGTGATCAAGCATCAAGATTATGGATTCTATCAAAATTATATCGAGGAAGACCTCAAGTATATGCGGGTGGAATTTCTGTAGCAGATAAGCGAAGTCAGGAACAAAATAGTGACCGCGTTACACCGGATTTCTACCGTCATATGAATGACTTCCCGGGTACTCAAACAGGTTCATCTAGCTAAAAGGGGCTGTTAATAAATGAGTTTTGAACCTGAGTTTCTAGATTTCATGAAAGATACATTAATTAAAAATGTAAGGACAGGATATACGGCGTATGGTGCACCGACTTATTCAACAGGGACAACTAGTTATAGATGCAGGATCGTTAAGATCCATGAGACGTTCACGATGGATAATGGTGCAGAAAGTTTGCTTGAAAATCTTGTTTATTTAGCATCAACGGACACTTTTGATCCAGAAGATAGATTCACATTTCCAGATGGGTCAACCCCAATTTTAGAAGTTATCGCTGCATACCCAGATGAGGATGGCCCTTATCATCATTTGCAATTGAAATTTGGTAATAGGGCGGGGAGGGTGTAAATGGCTAGTGGAATAACTTTTACATTCATTGGAATCAATGAGACGATTCTTAATTTGAATAGAATGTCAGTTGAATTGATGCCCATTATAGCGGGTGCTTTAAATCAAGAACATGAAACAATAATGACTATGGCGAAGGAAAGAACTCCCGTTCTTACAGGAGCATTAAGGTCTTCGGGTCACATTGTTCAACCTCGTATCACGGGGAGAACAGTTAAAAGTCTTGGAGCATTCGGTGGGACAGCAGCACCTTATGCAGTTAGGGTTCATGAGAATCTATCTGCATTTCATTCGAATGGTCGTTCCAAGTTTTATGAGAGTGCTTCATTGGAACGGAAGGGGAAAGTTAAGTTTACGATCAAAGGTGCTATCTCTAGATATTTAGCATCTAGGGCTATATAAGGAAGGTGAATGGACAATGTTATTGGACGAGGTTGCTAAACACCTTCAATTAAATTCTATTGGAACGGTTGGTACGAATATTTTTAAATCGTATTCTCCCAATTTACCGGATACTCTTTTATGTGTTTATGAGACTGGTGGATTCAGACCACAGGATAGTTTCGGATCGACATGTGAAGCAGTGTGGGAAAATCCTAGAATTCAAATAGTGTCAAGGTCTACTGATTATGAGGTAGCTAGGAACAAGGCGGAGGATGCTTATAGAGTTTTGATTAGGGTAACAAATGAAGTTTTGAAGGCTTCAAGTTCTGATGCTGGGACTTTTTATCTAAGAATAAATGCTATTCAATCCCCTTTCAGGATGGGAGTAGATGAAAATTCTAGGAATTTGGTAGCTTGTAACTTCGATGTTATGAAGTCATTCTCTACTTAAAAAGGAAGGAGGGGGTAGGATTTGGCAACTCATGGTAAGCATGCAAGGACATATATTAATGGATTTGATTTGAGTGCTTATCTAAATAGTTTTGGAGTAGCACAAACGGCGGACACCGCAGAAACTAGTGTATTTAGTTCTAGCGATAAAACTTATGTAGTAGGACTTAGAGACGCGACAGTATCGGCAGAAGGATTTTTTGCGGGGAGCACGTTCGAATCTGATTATGTCTTTGATCGAGTTTTAGGATCGACAAATATATGGTCATATTATCCGGCAGGGCCAGCACTTAGTAATGCTGGATATGGTATTAAGTCAATCGAAAATTCCTATGAAATAATGAGTCCTATCGATGGTGTTGTTTCTGTTACTGTTGAAGGTCAAGCAATATTAGGAGCAGACAGAATTCTGTCACACCATGACCTTATTGCAGAAAGTACTACAGGCAGTGAAACTTCTATTGATGCGACTGCAGCGAGTACGAAAGGTGCAACAGGATATTTGCAGATAACCGGGATCACGGGTGGAATAACTGCAACAATTCGTATTCAAGATTCTGCTGTTGGAACTACATTTGCGGATCTTATTTCATTTACTGCATCGACGGCAATAACTGCAGAAAGGGCAATCTCATCAAGTGGGACGATAAAACGTTTTACTAGGGCAGCATGGACACTTTCGGCTGCAGGGACAGTTACATTCAACGTAGGTATGAAGAGAAGATAAATTGGAAGGAGTTGTTTTAATTGGCTGTTCATGGTAAAAATGCGGGATTTTCAATTACAGATACTGGCGGAACTCCCAGATTATTGAATTGCTGGATTACGAGTGTTTCATTTCCTCGTACAAATGACACGGTTGAAACTTCTGTTTTCTGCAGTTCAGCAAAAGAATATGTTGCTGGACTAAGAGATGCGACTATATCTATTGAGGGAATTTGGGCGACAACACCTGACAAATATTTAAGTGGAATACTTGGAACGTCTGCAGCATTTGCTTATTATCCCGGTACTACAGCGCCAGTCGCGGGTAAATATGCGAAATATACAGGGAATTGCTTTGAGACGAGCTACGAAGTGCCGACAGCAATCGATGCTGCAGCTACATTCACGGCTGAATTTCAAGTTACAGGGGTAGTTACGAGGTCAACGGTGGCATAAGTTTTTAAAAAAATTAGTGGGGGGATATTTATATGGGAAAGAAAAGGTTATCGGCAGCAGAAATCTTGGCAGTTTCAAATTTGCAGGAAAAAGAAATCGAAATACCTCAGTGGGATGGGAATGTAATGATCCGGGAATTCAGTAAAGCGAAACAACAACAAATTAGAAAAGAAGCGACGATGTCAGATGTTATTGATGTTGATAAACTTGAATTATTAATGTTCATCCATGGAGTAATTGATCCAGTATTTTCTGAACAAGATTATTATAGTTTGAGGGAAAAATCTGCGGTAGCAATTGATGCGGTTTTAAAAGAAATTATGGCTATATCGGGATTGAGTGAGACAGCCATAAAAGAAGCGGAGAAACAGTTTCGCCCTTGATGCAGATTTTAGATTCGAATTTATGTTAGCAAGAGATTTAGGTATGACTGTAGGCGAGATAAGAAGAACGATGGGTACGACTGAATTTTATCAATGGATGGCATTTTATTCTTATGAACAGAAGATGAGAAAAGCAGAAGAAACAAAGGCAAAGGGTAGGAGAAGATAAATCCTTCAATCTTTAATTAGATTCGGAGGGTTTATCTTTTTTCGGAATTAAAGTTCTTTTGAAAGTGACGAAAGTT